CAGCCCCAGCGCCAAAGCCCCCAAGCGCACCGAGATTTGGACAGAACAAGCGTTCGAAGTATGGGACAACAACGCCCTGGTCACTCATTCCGCCAACCCCTACGGCTTTATACCCTTTATCGTCTTCCCCAACATCGCACGGCCCAAGACCCCCTGGGGAGAGAGCGACATCACCGGCATCGAGGAGCCGCAGAAGGAAATCAACAGGGCATTCAGCCAGTTGTCCCATATCCTTGAAGTGAGCGGCAACCCCATCGCCGTGCTGGAAAACATCGCAGAGGCCGAGGACATCGCCGTCAAGCCCGGGGCAGTCTGGGCCTTGCCCGAGGACGCTAAAGCCTACCTCATCGACCTGCTGCAAGGCGGCGGCGTTCGCCTCCACCTTGACTATATCAACATGCTTTACGGGGCTTTCCACGACATCAGCGAGACCCCCAAGACCGCCTGGGCTAAGGACGAGAGGGACCTGTCCGGCGTAGCCCTCGAAATCGAGATGCAGCCCCTCATTCAGAGGATGAAGCGCAAGCGCCTCATCCGCGACAAGGTGTATCGCACCCTGTTCGACTACGCCCTCCGCCTCATCCAGCAATACACCGGCGAGACCTTCGACGACGTGCTGCCCCGCGTCGTGTGGGGTTCGTCCCTTCCCCGCGACAAGGCGAGGGAAATCGACAACGAGTGCCGCATGATCGAGAAGGGGCTGCGCTCCCGCGTCAACTCGATGGAAGCCCTGGGCATCCCCGACCCGTCGGCTGAATTCAATAACTGGTTGAAGGAGCGAGCATTGATACTGGCCCAAACATCGAAGCACGGCAAGCCCACCGGCAGCGACGAGAGTGCGAGCGTATAGCACGGCGGGCAGACGATAGAAGACGAAAGGAGACCCATGACCAAGCCGAAGAAACGAACGCCAACGCCCATCAGCAACCCCGACGAGTACGAGCCGGAGGACGACCCGCGCCGGCAGACCCCCGACCCCGTTTCAGAGGAGCAGGCTTCGCCCGCAGGGGAGGAGGAAACGCCCCCCGTTTCAGAGGAGCAGGCTTCGCCCGCAGGGGAGGAAATCGACCCCACGGCTGCGCTGGCCGCCGCGCTGTCAGCCAACGCCCAGCTGCAACAGAAGTTGAACGACACGAACGCCGCTTTCGCTCCGTTGAAGGACGAGAACGAGAGCTTGAAGCAGCAGCTGGCGGCGGCACAGCAGGACGCCTTCTCCGCCGTCGCCCCGACCCTTCGGGAGTTCGCCGCAGCGGCCAACCCCTCCATCCCGTCGGAGCTTATCACCGGGAACACCCCCGACGAGATTGCCGCCTCCATCGAGAGAGCGGCCGTCATAGTGGACAAGGTGAAGGCGGCTAATCCCGCCCCGCCTTCTGTTCCCGCCGGCGCCCCGGGGCGGCTCGCGTTCGACACGGCCGGAATGACCCCCGCCCAGAAAATCGACCTCGGATGGCAGCAACGGGCAAAAGCCCCCGCCGTCCGCCCGTCCTCCAAAGTGGAGAGACCGTAACGAAAGGAGACTAGAACATGGCTTTAACATTAGCCGAAGCCGCCAAACTGGCCAACGATATCCTCCTTGAAGGTGTGCTGGACAGCATCATCTACGATTCTGCCCTGTGGGAGTTTCTGCCCTTCCAGGAGATTGTAGGCACCGGCCTAACCTACAACAAGGAGAACGCAGCCCCCAGCATCGACCACTACGCAGTCGGCGACACCTGGGCAGAATCGACGCCCACCTTCACCCAGGCCACCGCCACCTTGAAGATCGCCGGCGGGGATGCCGACGTCGACAACTTCCTGCAGCTGGCCTACAGCAACGTGCAGGACCTGAAAACCGCCATCCTGCGCTTGAAGGTCAAGGCGCTGCTGGACACCATCGGCGAGAAGATGATTTACGGGGACACGTCCACCACCCCCGAGGAACCCGACGGCCTCCGCCAACTCATCGGCTACGACGCCGCAGGAGCGCAGGTTATCGCTATGGGAGCCACCGGCGCAACGCTCACGCTCGACAAAGTGGATGAACTGTGCGACCTGGTACAAGGCGGCGACCCCCACCTGCTGCTCATGAGCAAGCGCAGCCGCCGCAAGCTCAAATCCCTTGCCCGAGCCGCAGGCACAAACCTCACAGTCGGCCAGGGCAAGCTCGGGCAACCGGTCGAATACTGGGGGAATATCCCCATCGGCATCTGCGACCACATCCTCAACACGCATACGCTCGTGGGCAGCGCCGAGACCGCCGTCACCGGCGCCAGCAGCAGCACGATATACGCGCTGCGGTTTGGCCTCGATGCCTTCTCCGGCCTCATGGCCCCGGGCGGCATCATGCTCGAGGACCTGGGCCCGAAGGAGACGAAGGACGCCGACGGCCACCGGGTCAAGCTGTATTACAGCTTCGCCCTGTTCAACGCCATCAGCTGTGCCGCCCTCATCGGCGTTACAGACTAAACGAAAGGAGAATGGTACATGAGCGACGAGTTTTCAGGCATAATTGCCCTCACGTTCTACATCGACCAGAGCGGCAACCTCACCACGGCCACGCCGGTTGACCTGCCCATCGCCGGAGCCTACCACAAGGGGTTCACCATGCCCCAGGACGGCTGCTTGCGTGGCATCATCGCCCAATGCGAGACCACGCCCAACACCGCCAACCCCGACCTGGTGTGCAGCATGACCGCCGACGGAACAGAGGACGCCACCGGCACAACCAGCATCGCCATCGGAGCCACCGAGAACTATGCCACGTTCGCCAACGGGGAAGTCCCCATCGCGAAGGACGTGGAAGTCGGCGCCTCCATCATGCAGACCGGCGGGACCATCGACGACGCAGTGGACGAGGTTATCATCACGCTGCTGATCCAGCTGGGGAGGAGCAACATATAGACCAACCTCTCCTCCTTCTTGTAGCGCGGGGAGGGAGCTTGCCCCCTCCCTCCCCGCCGATGAACCCGAAAGGAGAAACATGGACGAACTAACTGCCGCAATCGCAACCCTACGCATCGACCTGGACGACGTCGCCGAGGACATCTGGACAGACGCCGACCTGACCCGGGCCATCGCTAAGGCTCTCGAAGCCTACTCGCTCGCCGCTCCCTTCGAGACCTACACCGCCGTGGCCACGGTAGCCGACAGCCGGGAGCTTTCGCTCGCTTCGCTGGACGACCTGGTCAAAGTCTTCGCCGTCGAGTGGCCACTCAGCCAGTGGCCCCCGTCATACGTCCGCTTCTCCCTTTGGGGAGACACCTTGACCATGCTGGGCGACGCCCTCGGGGACGGCACCAACGCCAACGTCTTCTACGGCCGCAGCCACCAGTTGTACGCCGCCTGGGAAGCCGCCACAGCCTACACCCTCGGCGAGTTCGTAGTGCCGACCACCGCCAACGGCTACTGCTACGAATGCACCACCGCCGGCACGTCCCACGCCACCACCGAACCCACCTGGCCCACCACCGTCGGCAATACGGTCAACGACAACACCGCTGTCTGGACCTGCCGCGCCTACTACCCTGCCCCTGCCGAACACGACGACATATTGTTGCTCGGTGCTTCGGGTTACGCTATCTCAGCGCAGGGTGTCGGCAGCGTCAACACCCTCAACACCGGCGGCTCGTCCGTCGACCGGGACTATCGCAGCGAGGCAACTCGCCGCCTCCGAGAATTCCGGGCGCAGCTGAACGCCATCGGCTACGCCGGAAGGCTACGCAATCGTCAGTTATACACTCCATCGACCCCCATCGTGTCGAAGACGAGGGTTGACTGGCCGTAGAAAGGAGATACATGGAAACGCACTGGCTCATCCTAACCTTAATCCTGGGCATCCTCACCGGTATCGGCGGCGGCTTTGGTATTAAGTGGTTGCAGGCCAAAGCCACCCTTCGGGAGTTCGGCGAAGCCCTAACTGCCGCCGGCTTGTGCCTCATCACAACCGCCGACGCCCTGGACGACGACCGCCTGGACGACACCGAGCGCAAGCGCATCAGCGCCGCCGTCAAGGACACCGGCAGGCAGTTCACCCAGGCTTTCGCCGCCGCCGCCTCTCTGTGCAAGCGAGAATAGACCATGCGAAGCCTATCAGCAACCTTGCTCGCCGCCCAGCGCTCCAATCAAATGAAGCCCTACGTCAGGGCCGAACTGGTGGAGCGCTCGGGCGGCGTCGCCCGCCGTTCATGGGACGTCTCTCTTGATTCCGGCATGGCGGACTCCTATCAAGATGCTTGTGCCGTCCACGACTTCGATTATCCAGTTATCGGCGCGATGGACTCCCTCTA